CGTTTACCGATTACGATAAAAAGGTTGTTGTACAACCGGACGCAATCGACGATTATAACGACGTGTTGGCGGGATTGGAAAAGGAATACAATTTAATAACGTTAGCCCCGACAATCCAACGGATAACGATAAACAAGCGTCCATTAATTCAAATATACGTTCCGGGGGATAGTGTTGTTTCTTGTTTTTTGGGCGGTACGAATTGGGAACAAGACGCAAACGCCACGACCGACCAAAACGCATTAGTACAAACCTATCATTTTGCTTTGTGCAATATATTGAAAGAAATACAAATTACGTCCAACGGTTCCCCGGCGGTAATATCCGGGCTTTATACCGGACGAATGGCAACGGGTGCAAGTGCGGACGCATTCGAGGGGAAATTAGACCCGAAATTGAATGTTAATTATTATATCTATATTTCACAACAACGAATTGACGGCATGCCGTTTGGGGTTGCATTGGTTGAGATACGCCGACGTTCGGACGACGTGGCAATGTTCCGTTATCAAAAGGTTACAACGTCCCCGTTTGATACGTTGGGGTTTGATTTAACCGCCGTCGAGGGTTCCGGGGCAACCGGAACAATGCACGCCGATATGAAAAGTTATAATATATACGCCCGGTATTTGTGCGACGTGGAGAAAATCGACGACCTTAATACATATCCATTGCCCGCCGATGATATAGTTGATAATAACCGTAATTATAGGCGTGCGATTGGTTACGCAATCGACGTGGCGTTTATTTCAAACAACTTTTCAGATACCCCGACCGAGTGGGGATTAGCGGACAACAGAAAGTATTTTGCGCCGCCTTATTCCATATACGGACAAACGTTTTATCCAATCGCCCGGTCAACGTGGCGTTATGCGTCGTTGTGGTTTGGGTTTTATTTAATGGATTGGATATTAGAGGAAAAAGCACGAAAAGCATATACTTTGCGGGATGCGTTCCCGGTTGCGTCTTGTATATCCGTTTTGCTCAATCAGATTGCACCGGGTATAACGCACGCAGCCACGGCGGAATACAGTCAATTTTTATACAGCGGTAACAACCCAATATCCGGGTTGAATTTCTGTTTGCTTGTATCACAGAAAACCAATATTATAAACGGGGAATATCAGCAACCCGCACAAAAAGCCCCGACGACCTTACAACAATTTACCAATATGTTACGGGATTGTTTTAAATGTTATTGGTTCATTGAGGACGGCAAATTTAAAATCGAACATATCCAATATTTCCGCAATGGCGGTTCCTATTCCGGCGGGGCTATATTAAGCCACGATTTGACAAAGGAATTGAATTTGCGCAACGGGAAACCGTGGGCGTTCAACACGTCGGAATATTCGTTTGATAAGGTCGATTTGCCGGAACGTTACCAATTTGAATGGATGGACGACGTTACGGCGGCATTTGAAGGGGTGCCGATACAAGTAATAAGCAAGTATGTAACGCCCGGAAAGGTTGAGGAAATTAATATATCAAACTTTACGTCCGATATTGATATGATGTTGTTAAACCCCGGCAATATGAGTTCGGACGGGTTCGCCTTGTTTGCCGCCGTTCCGCCAACGTCCGGGTCGCAATGGATATTACCATTTACCCGCCAAACTATTAACGGGGTCGAATACTTTTTGCAAAACGGATATTTGGCGTTTATCAATCTGCAATCCCCGTATTGGTTATATGATTTACCCGCCCGTCGTGTATCAATAAACGGTTCCGAGGTTTACGCATACGGTATTGAGAGAAAGAAGAAACAAACGTTTAGTTTTCCGGCAAATGACGACCCAAACCCGATGCAACTAATAAAAACGTATATCGGTACCGGTCAAGTTGATAAATTAAGCGTAAATTTGTGCAGTCGTTCAATTAAAGCAACTTTGAAGTATGACACCGAATAACAATTTGTCGGTATTGCCGTTTTATGAAAGTCCGCAATACCAAGATTATAAAAAATCGTATGCGTATGGCGATGTTTACCCGTTATTTACGCCTATAAATAAATTATTGCCGTTTCAAATCATACGTCCGACCCGTACCAATTCGATTGCATGGGTGCGGATTTACGATTATAAATTTACCCGTATATTGGCAGATATAACAACGATGATGAAAGAAACCGGATTGCAGATTGTCCGGTTTGCTAATTACGGTTATGATGTTATTGTTTATCCGGGATTGTTGCCGTTATCTTTGGATTTACCGGAGGGGCGATATATGATTGCTATTAGCGACGGCGCACAAACGTTTTATTCGGACGTATTTACATGGATTTCCGGGGGAATGGATGGTTATTTGTGCATTGAATGGAGCGACGCCGCCAATATGGAGGTTGACGGCGGGCAAATCGTTTACGAGGGCGTCCAATTCAAAAACCGGGTTTACGTTTGTGCCGAGTTAGGAAAGCCGGAATACAAGTTTGAGGAAGAGGGCGAAGAGCGGGACGGGTATTTTTTCCCCGAAAAACAAATATCCGAAAAGACGTTCCGGTTTATATTTTTAGCCCCCGAATACCTTTGCGACGTAATGCGGTTAATCCGCATGAGTGATTTTGTTACGGTATATAGTCAAGGCAGGAAATACGATTGCGATACGTTTTTGATTACCCCTAAATGGCAAACGCAGGGCAATTTGGCGTCGGTTGAATGTGAATTTGAATGCGCAACCGTGGTTAAGAAAATCGGACGGGGCGTTATTCCAACGACCGGGAGCGATTACAATAAAGACTTTAATAATGACTTTAATAACAATGATGTAGTTTAAATTTTTATCAGTATGGGAAATTACGAAGAATTGAAAGCCGCCGTTTCGTCCGTTATTAAGACGAACGGGAAACAAGAAATTACGGGTAAAGTGCTGCAAAACACGTTGACAACGTTAATTAGTCAAATTGGGGCAAATGCAACGTTTGCTGGGATTGCCACGCCGGACACCACACCGGGGATGCCCGACCAAAACATTTTTTATATAGCAACAGAAAACGGAATTTATTCAAATTTCGGTGGTGTTAGTATAAAAGACGAAGTAGCCATATTTTCAAACAAAAATGGGAGTTGGCAAAAAAAAGTAACTGGTATTGGTACAAGCAATAATTTATTACAAATAGAAAAAAAACTTGAAAATATAAAGATTAGTTCACAAGGGGTTATTATCAATAGTGATGGGATAACACCTAATTTGTCAAAGTATGTTTGGGCTGATGTAAAATTACCTTTGTTAGCAAATGTAGAATATCTTTTGAAAATAAGCGGGAATTTAACATTGGATTCAAGTGCGGTTTCTCCATATTATCAAATAGTAGGAACAAATTTGCAAAGTCAAGAAAGTATAATTGATACATATATTACAAAGAATACATTTGTTGAAGAAAACGTTGAAATAAAACCGACCCAAGACGTTTATTTAAGAATTAGAGTAAGAGGTTACAAAAGCGGAGAAATAAGCATTGAAGTAAACGGCGAAGTATTAAGAAGAATAGAAGATTTACAAAATCAAATAAATAATATTAGTACAGACACCGTAAAAGGGTTGTTTGAAAAAGAAGAACAAATATTTTTTGAAGTAAAAGACAATTATTTGTGGTCGTCGCCAAAAACAGAACCAACAGCACGACCGAATTATAGTTGCACTGATAAGATTGCAATTAAAAAAGGAGAAACCATTAAAACAAAAGATTGGGCATTTGCTTCATACGCTGCAATGCTTTTTGATAATAACGGAAACATTGTGAAAAATAGAATAAATAGCGATGAATTTGTTACAGAGGGCGACGGTAGTAAAACATACGTTATACAAGATGAAAATGTTGCATATATCGGATTAAATTATTTGGGGGTTTATTCTGATAATCCAATTGCGAAAATATATGTAGTTCATCTTGAAAATGTGTTTAATTACTCTCTGATAGAAGAAAAAGTACAACAGCAAATAGACGAAAGTATAAAAGTTGCTGATTATAGTAGTATTGACGTTTATATAATAGCCGGACAAAGCAACGCTGATGGGCGGGGATATATTAACCAATTGGAAGCAGCCTATAAAAGAAGATATACAATACCGTATTTATGGCAGAATAGAATAAACAGCATTGAAAATATATATAGTCCAACGTCAACATTACAAGACAGATTTGGCGTTGAATTATCAATTGCGGGAGAATTAGAATTTAGAAACACAAATGCAATTATATTAAAAAGGGCTATTGGTGGAATACCATTATACCCGTTATCAAGTTATTCGTATTGTTGGAAAATAGGAGAAAGTAATTCTATGTATCCTTTATTAAAGACAATGATAGATACAGTAAAAGAAATAAATGATGGTAAAACAATTAATTGGAAATTTGTTTGGCTTCAAGGTGAAACGGATGCAGAACACCAAGAGGCGGCAGCAGCATATCAACAAAATATGGAAGAACTTATTTCGCAATTAAAAACAGATACGTCAGAAAGTATAAAAATTGCGATAGGAAAGTTAAAAGAAAGTACATACGGCGATTATATAGCGGAAGTAAATCAAGCATTTGAAAATATAGCAAGTTCTGATGTAAATGTAACCGTTGTTGATACTGATAGCTTACAATTGTATGATGCTTATCATTACACAACAGATAGTTTTAACAAATTAGGAATAATGATGTATAACGCATTAAATTCATAAAAATGGAAAAGATATTTAATTGGGAGCAATGGCGGATAATAGCCATTTCAGCAGCAAGCCCGGTTTTAGGGTATTTGACGCCAACAAAGGGGTTTGTGTATGCTTTAATAGTAATGTTTGCGTTCAATATTTGGGCGGGAATGAGGGCGGACGGCGTGGCGATTGTGCGATGCAAAAACTTTTCGTTCCGTAAGTTCAAAAACGCATTGTGCGAATTTCTGTTGTATCTGTTTATCGTGGAGGCGATTTTTGCAATAATGAAAAATTGCGGCGATGAAAATGCGGCGGTTATCGTGGTAAAATCACTAACATACGTGTTTATGTATGTGTATTTGCAAAATGCGTTCCGCAATCTGATTATTGCGTACCCCCGAAATTTGGCATTACGTATTATTTACCATGTTATCCGTTTGGAGTTTACAAGGGCTTTGCCGTCGCATTTGCAACCGATAATTGACAGATTGGAAAAAGAATTTGGGGACGACCCCGACAAAAACAATAAAAAGAAAGGAGAAAACGAAAATGAGTAAAGTAATTATTCTTGATGGAGGTCACGGCGTGGATTGTGCCGGGAAACGTTCCCCCATTTGGGGGGACGGTTCCCAATTGTTTGAATGGGAGTTTAACCGTGACATTGTACGCCGTATTGCGGCGATGTTAAAAGCCGATGGCGTAAAGTTTGAAATTTTGGTACCGGAGGACAACGACGTATCATTACCGGAACGTTGCCGACGTGCAAACGTTATCCATGCAGATTGCGGCAACAACGCCGTTTTGTTTAGCGTTCACGGGAACGCCGGAGGCGGCACCGGGTGGGAATGTTATACAAGCGTAGGACAAACGAAAGCGGATGCAATCGCAACCGTTCTTTGTAAGGAGGCGGAAAAAGAGTTTGCCCCGGATGGTTGGAAAATGCGCTTTGACCATACCGACGGCGACCCGGACAAAGAAAACCAATTTTACATTCTGAAACATACGGTTTGCCCGGCGGTATTATCTGAAAACTTTTTCATGGATACCGAAAAAGATTGCCGTTTTATGTTGTCAGACGCCGGGCGTGAACGTATTGCAAAAATTCATTATGAAGCGATAAAACGTATCTTATGAAAAAATATTTAATAATAGCGGCAATTGCTTTGGCGGTTTCCGCCGTTGTCACTATATGGGTGCAACGTTCCCGGATTAATACGTTGACCGGGGAAAGGGACAAATACAGAACCAACACGGAAACGTTATTGCAGGAAGTTTCCCGGTACCAAACGAAAGATAGTTTGAACGCCGCCAAAGTTGGGGTTTTGGAACTGAAATTGTCAGAGTTTGAAAAATACCGGGCGAGCGATGCGGAGTTGATAAAGACGTTGCAGACAAAGAACCGGGAGTTGGAACGGGTTACAACAACCCAAATGGAAACAATCAACG